TTTAAAAGACCTTTCAATGACTATCGGTGATATATTCCTTCCGCAAATGCGCGAGGGCGTGCAGGAAATGACCGCTATGCTTAAAGTCGGCGGCGAGTGGGTTAAGGAAAACCCCGAAAAGGTGAAGCAGATTGTTGATACGGCGGCTAAATTAGCGGTGCTGACGGTTGGGTTGAAGGGTGCGAAGCTCGGTTATTTTGCTCTTAAAGGGGAAATAATCGGGATTAGAAAGCTCGCGGCGGGTGCGACGGTAGATAAAGGCAGATTAGCGAAATCGGCGCAAACGCTCGTAAAGGGCTTGAAGTTTATGGGGCCGGCAGGGATTGTCGCGGTCGGAGCTTTGGCGGCGATTACGGCAGCGATTGTAATTAATAAAAAGCAGATGGAGGAGTTGCGTAAACTTTACGTTGACCCGCTGCTTTTCGATAACGGCGGGAAAAAGTTAAGCGAGTTTACCGATAACCTCATAGAAAGCACACGGCGCAGTTATGAACACGCGCAGGCGGTAAATGCGTCGAAAGAAAGAATTTCCGAAATACGCGGTGAGATTCAAAGGGCAAGCGGCGACCTTGATTTCTACGGGTGGAGCTTACGCACGAACGGTATTTTAGCACCGCATGAAGCCGAGGCGATGATTGAGCCGTTTAACAGGCTCGCGGAATCACTTGAAGAAAACTTTCAAGTACGATTTACGAATGTATTTGACGCTTTCAAAATAGCTTCAACACAAGTTGCGGAAAATCTCGGTGTGGATGTCGCTCACATTTCATCAATTCTTGATGGATTTAAAGCAAAATATACACAAAACGTGAGCGAAGCGCGGGCTACAACCAACGCACATTTAGAGCGGGTTGCAACGGGCGAGAATTTAACCGCTGAGGATTGGGAAGAATACACCCGCGCAATGGCTTATATCCGTGACAGCGAAGCCGCCGCATCCGGAGAAGCACGGGAATATGAAAAAATTAAAGAAAATCTTTCAAGTATTGATTTTGGAAGCGATTACAAAGAGGCTATTGCGGAAATAAGACGGCTCGCGGAATATGCCGACGAGTATAAAAACACACTTTTAGAAGCACAGCGAACCCTTGATGATGATTTTGCTCATCTTCGCGAACAGGCTAAAATAGATTTTGAATACGGATATAAAACAGCAGGGGAACTCCAAAACGAACTTGACGCTTTGCAAATAGCACAGCACATGACACAACTATCTACCAATCAGAGAATTAAAGATTTAGACGCGGAAGTCGGTTTATTTGCCGGTAGAATGGAAGGGCAAGTTAATTTTGCCGAGGCAAAAATGTTAGAAAACGCGGGAGGGATTAAAAGTCACTTTGTCAGTCTCGGAGCTTCTTTTCAAACAGGATTCGGGCTGTGGGGAAATTCATACGAGCAGTATGTTAAAAACACTGTGGGCGGGGTTTTTGATGTTACACGGGAATTGGAAGACCTCAGAAAGAGCACGGAAAATAGTCCTTTAATAATACCTATTGAATTAGATGATAGCGCGTTAAGAAGATTCGCCGCAAGAATGCCACAGAGAGGTGACGAGTATTATATGCGGCATATGGGTTACGTACCTAAAATTCATGGTTCCCATGCGGGCGGTCTTGACTATGTGCCTTTCGACGGGTATCGCGCAGAACTGCACAAAGGTGAGCGGGTGCTTACGGCGGCTGAGTCGAGGGATTTATTTTCACTGTTCAACGAGTTTCGCCCACGCCCGGCATCGTCGGTCGGAGTAAAGCCGCTCGGTATATCTGTTGCGGATTCAAGCGGCAAGAATATCACCGTAAAAATCGAATACGCGCCGAACATTAATTTTTCCGGGAATCCGCCGGAGGACTTAGAGGAAATACTAAGGCGCAATAATGAGCACCTTGCGGACGAAATCGAAGAAAAAATGCGCGGCGTCGCGGAATTTGAATTGAGGTCGAAATATGGCTAAAACGTGTATTACAACGTCGGGCGATATGTGGGACGCGGTGGCTTTACGGGAAATGGGCAGCGAAATGCACAAGGACGCGCTGCTCAAAGCCAACCCCCGGCATAATAAGCTTTATATACTCCCGGCTAATATTATGCTGACGATTCCCGAGGTTGCTGTAGTGCCTCCCGATTCTCTGCCGCCGTGGAAGCGGGGGTAGAAATTATGAGCGATTTAGCAAGACGGACGGAAGTTGCTGTCAGAATAAACGGCGTGGACGTCAGCCCGGATATAAGAAGTCACCTCATTTCCCTTACATATACCGATAATGAAGAGGACAAAACCGACGACCTTAGTATTGAGTTAGAGGACAGGGACAGGATTTGGCTAAAATGGTTCATGAAACGGGAAGAACAGCCCGACCCCTCCGCCGTCCCTGCTTCGGGCAGTGATTATAAAATCGGCGACGTGGTTATGTTTACGGGAGGGTTGCATCATCATACATCTATGGGTGACGCACGGGGCGGGAATCGTACGGCAGGGCTTGCGGTGATTACTAATATCGCAAGAACCGCGCCTTTCCCGATTCATGTTATAGGCGGGGCGTACAGAGGAAATATAGGCGGCTCGTCGAATGTGTGGGGTTGGGTTACGGAATCGCAGATACAAGGTGTAAATGCGCCGGAAGAAAACGAACAGGAAGCGGCAAGCGGCGGCGGGGATTCAATCAAAGGCGGTTCTGTCTCAGCCGCTATAATAATGAAAAACTGGCACGGTGACGGAAAAGACCGGGTGCTTGAATGCGGTACGTTTGAGATTGACAATCACGGTGCAAAGGGAGCACCCTCTCGTGTTTCGATTAAAGCTACTTCTCTGCCGTATAACGCGACCGTGAGAACCGCGACGCATACGAGGGCGTGGGAAAACATATCACTGTCGGGGATTGCGGGTGAAATTGCGGCAAGAAGCGGAATGACTCTCATGTATGAATCGGGATTCGACCCGTTTTATTTTAGGCGTGAGCAGGTAAATATTTCTGATATTGTGTTTTTGCAGGATTTATGTAAAAACGCGGGGATTTCCCTTAAAGCGTCGTCGAATATGCTGATTTTATTTGACGCGGCAGAATATGAGCAGAAACCGACTGTGCGAAAAGTAAAGTTCGGTGAGGCAGACGTGAAGTCGTGGCGTTTCAATGCGTCTACGAATGATGTAACGTATAAGGATTGCCGCGTAAGTTACACCGACCCCGATACGGGTGAAACTATCGAGTACACTTATACGCCGAGAAGCGGCAACCCCGACGGTCAGACGCTCGTAATAAACGAGAAAGTTAATACCCGCGAGGAAGCGCGGCAATTAGCCATGCGGCGATGGCGCGGAAAAAACAGGAACGAGCAGAAAGCGGAATTTACGCTTGTGGGGGACGTTACTCTTGTTTCGGGTGTGACGGTTAACGTCGAGGGGTGGTATGTTTATGACGGTAAGTATATTATCGAAAACGCACAGCACATGGTAACGGGCAGCGGGTACACAGTAATGCTGAGATTACGGCTTACTATGGAGGAATGACGGTGAATATAGAATCGGCTTTAAAAAATTTAGTCCGGGTGGGGACGGTTAGTTCTGTTGATGCAGATGACAGAGTGGCGCGGGTGGCTTTCATGGATAAATTGGACGAAGCGGGCGAACCGCTCGTTTCGGGAAGGTTCAAGGTTTTGCAAACACAACCGCTAATCACTGTTGAGAAGTGGGTTATGGAGCTCGGCGCGGCAGAAAAATACGACTATGAAGCCTATTATAATTCGCACCCGCGTGAACTCGGGCTCGGTGAGGATTATGTTAAAATGCCGTACAAGGAGCTACGCGACATAATCAAAAATGAAAAGGTAATCAAGTATGAAAAGCGGGAAGTTATAAGTGAGGGGAGCCCTATAACCGTAAATTGCGACGGCGGGTGTGAGGCGGATTCATGCCCGCTTGAAGGGATTATTGAATATAAAAAGCACTGGCAGGAAGTGACGGTATATCCGTGGTTGCCTTATGTCGGGCAGTTGGTGGTATGCCTGTATATCCCTAACGGGGAAAGCGACGGGTTTATTTTAGGGGGAATTTAAGTATGGCGACGATTGGAACGCTCGGTGATATAGTTTTCAGCGTTTCCCGAAACACGGTGAGGACATTCGATGGCATGAGGTGGGAAAGTTCGGCACAGTATGCGACGCACAACAGGCATTTAAAAGATGTGTTGCTTGAATACACGGGTACGGACGCCGACAGGATTACATTTAATATGTATCTTTCGGCATTTGACGGCGTTAATCCGTCGAATGAACTTGAAAAGCTTGTAAATGCCGAGCGTGAGGGGCGAACCATGCGGCTTATTATTGGAAATAAACCTTACGGAAAGCATAGGTGGGTAATTCAGCGGACGACGAAGCCGCTTGAAAGATTCGATAATAAGGGGATTTTACTTGTGGCGCGGGTCACGGTGTCACTGTTGGCATATTCGAGGAGGTAGATATGACATATTTAATTTCGCCGGACGATGAATTTAAAATCAACCTTGCACCCGCGTCGGTCGTAGAGGAAATCTTGCAAAATGCGAGAATGATTCTATCTACGGTAAAAAATAGTTGCCCGCTCGACCGGAATTTCGGGGTTAATGCCCGATTTTTGGATATGCCGCAACCCGTTGCCGAGTCGATTCTCGTCGGTGAAATATATGACGCCATTGAAGAAAGCGAGCCACGGCTTGAAATTTTAAATATATCATTTGAGCGTGTCGAGTTCAAAGGAAAAACTAAACCGCTTTTGGAGGTGCGAATAAATGCTTAACAGCAGAGAAAATTTCCCCGATATAAGTTTTGTAGATACCGATACAGAAAGGCTCGTAAACAGCCTTATACGGGGTTATGAAATGTTCACGGGAAGAACATTATTTCGAGGCGACCCGACGCGAAAATTCATTGAGTGGATTGCTGACATTATAATTCAAGAGCGGATTTTAATTGATGAAGCGGCGAAAAGAAATGTGCCGAGATTCGCTGACGGTGAATATTTAGATTCGCTCGCGGATTTATTTAACCACGTCGAAAGACTACAGGCTGTAGCGGCAAGAACCACTATGCGGTTCCATATTTCAATACCGCTTCCGGGGGCGCGGATTATTCCGGCGGGAACTCGGGTAACGGTAAACGGTGAAATTACATTTGAAACAACCGAAGCGGCGCACATAAAGCCGGGTGAAACATTCGCGGACGCGCCCGCGATATGTCAGACGGTGGGAATCATCGGGAACGGATTTGTGGCGGGTCAGATTACGCAGGTAATTGACTTATATCAGTTTTATTCACACGCGGAGAATATAACGACGAGCGAGGGCGGCGCAGACGAAGAATCAGACGAAGCTTTTTATGACCGTATGCGTGACAGCTTCGAGGCGTTTTCAACGGCGGGGTCTGTCGGAGCTTATATTTTTTGGGTT